GATGTTGTACTGGTAATAGCAATCTTACCAGTAGTGTCATCTACTACAATATAATGACCAAGTTGTGATAGCTCTCTGTTGAATGCCATTATATGATTACTTTATTAGATATTTATCATGATATGCCAGTACCAGTAACATACCAATCATTCTGGTCCATATAGATTACAGTAACTATTGATTTTGGTGCTAATGTTCTATTTCCTGTACTATAAGATCCATTAGGGTTTGCATAATATAATTCCAGACCAGATTGATTGGTAATATCAAGAGTTGTTTGCTGAGTACTTAAAGTCATAATCTCAAATCTATCACCACTTACCCAACCTTCACTAGCCGTATTTGTAAGGTACACTGTTAAATTAACATTGGAGTTAATAGTAATCGTTTTTCCAACATCAGATCTTGTTGGTGTATAAGATGTTGTTTGACTATTAATTTCAGGTACAATACCCTTTTCAATAATCAACTTTCCACCCATATTAGGATGTGCTGTACATTGATAGTACAACGTGTCAGGTGCATCTTGAGGAACATCAAATACAATATCTGTTGGTGCAGAACCATCGTTATTAGTTACACCAGTATTATATGCTGTCCCTGCAGATCCATTAATAGTACTTTGAATCCTAAACGGATGTCCTGAAGATCTATTATGAAAAATATATTTCTGCCCTCTAACAAGATTTATATCTGGATCATTTATTGTACCTGTTAATCCAGGACCAGTAAATGTATAATGAGTTGAAGAATCATTACCAAGTATCCAACCAGATATAGCACCACTAAATTCTGTTGCCGTACAAGTACCGCCTATTGATACATCAGTACTGATGGCAACATTTACTGCATTTAAATTTAGATTATTAGGGCTATCAATTGAAGGAACTCCTTGTGCTCCAATCAAATTGATTTCCCTTACACCAAAACCTTTATTATCAGACATTTACCCAGTTTTTAGGTATTTATTATTCCTAATTATCAATATTGCCTTTGAGTTCCCTCTGCACCTTCGGTAACAGTAGCATCATATTGATCACTTCTATCTACATTAGTTTGTGGGAATGATCTGTTAACACCACTTACCTGTCCCCAGATAATTCTAACAATACCGTTTCCACCCCATCCAGCAGGTGAACTACCATTTGCTCCTCCAGCACCACCACCAGGGAATCCACCATCAGGAGTTGTTCCACCACCCTGTCCATGTTGATTCATCTGATTATTTCTATCATAATTATTACCTAAATTAGTACCAGATGCATACTCACTGTTACTAGAGTCATTAGAATAACCTCTTAAACCAGTATTATATGCAGTTGATCCTCCTAAACCACAGAAGTCATTAGTACCTTCAGGACTACCATTATTATTTGCATCTCCTTTATCGCCATTAGATCCTTGACCATATACTCCAGTTCCTCCACCACCAGCAGAGTAACCTGTACTAGCACCGTTACTAGAGCATGCACCGCCTCCACCACCATTTTGTCCAGCCTGTCCTTGCTGTCCTGAATAACCTGGATTACCGCAGCGTCCAGAGTTTGAACCACCACCTCCAGAATATCCACCTGCTGCTCCACCACTTTGACGGCATCCACCTTGATGATATCCAGAACCACCTTGTCCACCACCATCACTGTTGGTATTAGGGAAACTATTGGAGTTAGCATACCAACCATCACCTGCTGAACCTTGAGCACCTTCTCCACCACCAGCAACTGCATAGTTTGTTCCACCATATGTTATGTAAGAACTTTGTCCATTAGAAGGATTGGTATCACCCCAACTTGTAGCGAATCCACCAGCACCAACAACAACAGTAACTGTTGAACCTGCTGTTACAGCTAGACCATTTTTATATGCTAGTCCACCGCCACCACCTGATGCACCATCATGATTAGTTTCACCTGCACCACCTCCACCAACACAAACAACAGATATTGCCGTTACTCCAGCAGGAACAGTCCAGCTATATGTTTCTTGAGTATTCCAGTTTCCAGCATGGAAAACATGCCCACCTAGAGCAATACCTTCAGAAGTATCAGCTATAGTAATATTATCAGTAGTAGCAACCTTTTGTGTTCTACCAGAATCAGTATATATTCTTGCATTTATTGTTTCAGTTCCTTCAGTAAGTACATCCTCCGAAAGAGTAATAGTGAATGTTCCACTACTAGATGTAACTGTAAAAGATCCATTAGCAGTACTTACATCAGCATCACTACTAGTATCCCAATAAAGAGTAGTTCCATCAGCTACTCTTTCAGTAGTTACAGTAAAGGTTACAGTATCACCTTCATTTACGCTGGTTGAAGATGCAGAAGTTGCAAAGGTAGGAAATGGAGAAGGAGCTTTTGAAATTTCTGTGCATAAACCTTTATTATCATAAGCAAGTTGCCAACCTGTAGGATCATTATCACCTAATTTTTCATTATATCCAGTAACTAAACCAACATTATTATACATCATTCCACTATATTGATTCTCACCAAGAATTACTTTGGTAACATTATTACTAGAATCGGTAGTTATTCCAGATGCCCTATTAAAAGCACTGGTTTGTACAATGGTTCCACTACCACCGCCACCGCCAGTTCCTTTGTTTATACTAAGCCCAACGTATCTACCCATTTTTTCCTACGATGAAATACTATTTTTATTTATTTATATGAAATAACAACACCCTTAAGTTCGACACCGTCTAATGATGCCTTCCCATCATTACAAAAAGGATTATATAAAATTCTACGAGAAGCACTCTTTAAACTATAAGTGTTTCCCCAATAATCTTCATCAGTTGCACTATTACTTTGATATGGATCATAAAATCCAGCAGTTTCTGAAGTAGCATCAGTATTAGGAACTTCAGTTGATCCATGTGTTGCTATCCAGTTTCTAACATCTACTCTATCTGCTTGTGGTTGTGATTGTAGGTACAATGCTACAACACCACATACTTGTGGAGCTGCCATACTAGTTCCATTTAAATTGTCATTAAAGAAATTAGTATTTCTTGGATCTTGAAATCCACTACCATAAGGACTAAGAATATTATATCCAGCAGCCCAAACATCAATACGTGGTCCACTATTACTGAAAGAAGCTTTTCTTTCTTGTCCATTAGTAGTATATGTCACAGCATCAATAGCACCAACAGATATAGGTGCATCTTCTCTACCATCTACAGCTATAGCAGGTGTTCCAGCTCTATTATAAAAATTTGTTCTATCTGAAGTATAAACAAAACTAGCATTAGAAATATAATTATTATAATCAATACCATCAGGATTATCTTGTTTATCCTTAGAATTACCTGCAGCAAAAATAACTATTAAATCATCACAATCAGGATCATTAAATAACTCATCAACTTTAGCTTGACCAGATGGTGATTCATTTGTAAATTCTTTCCAAGTATAATACGTATCCATATGATAAACAGATGGACAATTAGTACTAGTCATTGCCTGTTTATTAAAGGAAACTCCCCTTTCAACTGCATCATAATCATTTGCATAAGGAAAAAATTGTCTAAACCCCCAACTACCATTAACTACAGTAGGATTTCTTCTTCCTGTTTCTGGATTAATTGGTTTATTTTTATGCCAAACTCTAATATAATCAAATGCATCACAAGGATCTGACCATCCTAAATCTGACCTATCAATACAAGCAATATTCCATATGTTTGATTCAAAAGCCCACCCAAACTGATTTCCAGCAGCAGTTCCAGCACAATGACATCCATGATAATTTGCCTGACTATTACTAGAATTACCATTTTCATACATCAATAAAGCACCAGTAACATTATAATTTGAAAGTGTTCCTGTTCCAGGTGCAACTAATCCTTCATTAACCCAATTAATACCATAATCAGAAGCACCATGAATTAATATATCCCTTACTCTAGTATATTCTTCACAAGCTAAGTTATTAGGAACACTTGTATATCCAGGTTTTAAAAATTCTGGATGATCCCAACGAACTCCAGTATCCATAATAACAACATCAACATTTTTTCCACTTAAAGTATATTTTAAATCTTGTATTATATTTGTAGAACTACCATACTTATTTGCCCGATGCTCATGTCTATATAAACCCCATTGAGTATAATTTAAAATACTACCAGGATTTATACTACCATATGCAGGTCTTTTATTATTAATATTGGATTTAAACCTATTAGTAAAAAGATGACTATCAAACTTCTCATCATACTTTCTTTGCTCTACTTCATATTCATTATATAATCCTGCTCTTTCTACCAAATTAATCTTTGAATGATTTCTTAATACTTCTGCTTCATCAGGAGACATTTCATAAACACCTCTATTAGAAGAACACTTCATCTCAGAAGTACAATCAATCTTTCTATTTGGAATATTATCTAGTTCATTCTCATTGATTATATAATTATGAATCTCTTCCCAATCACAAGAATCTTTTACATATACAGTATATGCTTGTGGGGTATCAGGATATACAACAAGAACTCTACCCGTATCTGGATCTGTTGTTGAAGAAATCATGTTATTTCATTTCTTAAAAATTTCCAAGTAATAGTTCCACTTATATTAGCTTCTGGAGTAACATTCAAATATAAAGTATTAGCAAAAATAGATGATCCAACAGAAACAAGTGGATCATTATCACTTACAACAGCAAATTCCTGTAGATAAGAAGAACTTCCACTATTAAGTATAAGAACTTTTTGTGCTTGCGTACCAGTACTATGACTAAAATATAAAATATATTCTAAAGCTAGCTTAGTAGTAACAACATTATCTATATTACTAAGGAATGAAGGTGTTCCACTAAAAGATCCACTACCAGTAGTTCCACCTTGTCCACCACCTCCACCACCACTAATTCCAGTTAATGCAGAACCATCACCAACAAATGCAGTAGCAGTAACTATACCAGAAGAATTTATATTTCTAGGTGTAATATCACTTGATGTAATATTATTTACTATGATATCTGGAGTACCAGTAAGACCCTGAGCATTAGTTGCAATACCAGCAACATTTGCATACTGGGAATTTGTTGCAGCGATACCAACTAAACCAGAACCATCCCCATAAAAAGTAGATGCAGTTACAGAAGATGCAACTGATACATTATAAAAATAAGATGTTCCTGTTGTAGAAATACCTGGAATAGTAGCAG